CCACCAATCTTGTGCGCTAGTTGCGTTTTTAATAAGAAGCCATTGCGGCTCCCAACCTAACGTAACCTCTGTTGGATTTCCAGCACTGACAACAGACCCACAGCTAATCACATTGTCCGTACCTGCTAGGCCAAAGCCCCCTGCGTCATGGGCAAATAAGTAGGCGGTTTGCGTTACCCCCGAAGTCGCCCAACCAGCTTCATCAAATCCAAAGTCTGTGGCAGTAGGGTCAGATGTACCCCATGTATTTGCCGATGTAAAAGCAGCATTCGTAAGATTTAAATATGCCCCAGCGCCACGCCCAAGTGACCTGTGATAAACATACCAATTACGACTCTCATTTGCTTTTAATAAAATCATGCCAGGAGCCGAACCCAAGGAATGACTTATTCGTCTATTGCTGCTAGTTCCTGCTGTAAAAGTGACAACATCAAAGAACTTAGCCTGCTTGCGGAATGTCCATGAGGCAAAAGTATCACCTGAATTGGTATAACCCGCTGAGTCTGCAACAACAGTAAAACCATTGGAATTAAATGAGGGTGCTCCACCATCGTTGCTACTTGCGCCTGTGGAGTTGGAACTAAGTCTATTTGTTGGCCCCCTAACTGTGTCAATCAAATTATGCTGAAACGCAGTGGTTCTACATTTAATCCAAACCAACCCACCCTTTGTGGACAAATCAATGTTATTGGTGATGGTCTGTGTAGAGCTGTTACCCGTATAAAGATAAGTTGAGAACACTTCCTCTATGTAATTTGCAACAACACTAGCCGCAACATTGGACTGATTAGATGAAAACATTCTTGTCCTTATGCCGTGTAGTTCTGACCAGCAGTAGCGCCGTACCAATATGTGCCATCACTGATAAACACATACTTGTCCATCTTGCTTGCAGTGCTGGTAATTGTTGGGGCTGTAGCCGAGGGCCAAGAGACTGTTGTCCATGTCACTGTGCGTGAGCCTGTGGCATCTTGCTTGAGCAATAGAGTAAATGACTTACCGCTAACAGCAGTAGGCATAGTGATGGTTGCGTTGCCTGTAAGCGTGATGATCTGCACTGTGCCGTTGGTCAGTGCTAACGTGATGGCAGTTGAACTGTTAGCTGAGTATGGTGTTTCAACGTAGTTTGTGACTGTTGGATTTGTCAGTGTCTTGTTGGTAAGCGTCTCTGTGCCTGTATATGTGGCAATACTAGCCGCCGCCAAAGTAGTTTGACCTGTACCTCCATTAGCAATAGGCAACGTGCCAGTAACACCTGTAGACAGTGGCAAGCCAGTTAAGTTGGTTGCGACACCGCTTGCTGGAGTACCAAGAACTGGCGCTGTGAATGTTGGAGATGTCAGCGTTTTGTTAGTCAACGTCTGAGTGTCTGTAGTGCCCACAACAGTACCAGACGGTGCAGCAAGAACAGCAATTGTTCCAAGACCCAAGTTTGTCCTGGCTGTGGAGGTACTTGACACATCGGACAGGTTGTTGACGTTAGTTAAGAAGCCACTTGCTGTAAATGCTGCGGCTGTCCATGCTGAGCCTGTCCATACAAACAAGTTGCTAGATCCACTGTTCCAATAAATAGCTCCAACAAGCAGAGTATTGCCATCATTGTCTACCGTTGGGGCTGTTGCGTGTGGGCCCAAGTAGCGGTCATCAAATGAATCGTAGCTGGCAGCTGCAGCAGTAGCTGACGTTGCAGCGTTAGTTGCTTGTGTTGTAGCTGTTGTAGCTGATGAGGCGGCGCCAGTTGCTGAAGTGGCTGCGTTTGCGGCCTGCGTAGTAGCTGTTGTTGCAGAAGTTGCAGCCCCTGTTGCAGAGGTCGAAGCGTTGGATGCTTGAGTAGTCGCTGTAGATGCAGAAGCTGCTGCTGCAGTAGCAGAGGTTGCTGCGTTGGTGGCACTTGTGGAAGCTCCAGAAGCGCTTGTAGAGGCAGCAGAGGCGCTTCCTGCAGCAGCTGTGGCACTGGTTGCGGCAGCTGTGGCACTGGTGCCAGCAGCAGTCGCGGCTGTGCTTGCTGTTGTGGCTGAGCTAGAGGCAGCACTTGCAGAAGTTGCAGCATTTGAGGCAGAAGTTGATGCGTTGGTTGCGCTGGTCGATGCGCCAGAAGCTGACGTACTAGCGTTTGATGCTTGGGTGGCAGCGTTGCTGGCACTTGCGGCAGCAGCTGTGGCAGATGTCGCTGCGTTTGTTGCACTTGTTGCTGCAGCCGCTGCGTCAACAAGTAACGTCCACTTAGCCGCATCAGCATTGGTACTAATTGGCTGTGATCCGCTTGATGTGTGCTGCGTAATAACTTGCCAGATGTTGTTGTTTGTTGTGTCTTTAGCAATGTCTCGGACGTAGTAAAGCGTAGATGCCGCCCAGTTGCCACGGTTGGTGCCCAGGGTGTCAGCAATAACTGGGTTGCCGGTGGCATCAAATCCAAGCGCTTTGTTGGCTCGCAGGCTGGCCCGTGGCAAAGTCATGTTGATTGAGCTGGGGTCTGTCTGCGGTGCGCTCAGGGCACGTTGCAAACCTTCAGCATTCTGTTGGGCAAAGATGGTCTGTTGATCCATCTCATCATTGACCGTATTGGCAAAGAAGTCGCCGCCGGTCACGAAGTCTGTGGTTCGCTGGATGGTGCGGTTGCCCACAATAGCGATCTGCGTGGCACCAGTAGGCGAAGCTACCAAGGTGATTGAGCCAGTTCCATTTGCAGCAATGGTCACCGTGTAGTTGGTAGTTAAGGTTAAGAGCGTGTCATCTTTGTATACAGCAATGTCAGTATTCGCCAGAATCTCAAAGGTGAAAGCATACGGGCCAGTACCGCTAGCCGCATATACGACTCTTCTCGTTACGTTTGAAATTGCGATAGGCATAATTCAATCCTTCCTATTGGAAATTGTACTTTTTTTAGGGCTTGTAATAAAGGCCATTTGCTTTTCTCAGTTCTTCTAATTCAAAGATTCTTGCTTGCAGCCCAGGATCTTCTTGCTTTAGCTGATTTTGAGCCGCTTGCATGTATTTACTGTGAACAGACTGAACAGTTCTTTGCTGGTCATCCAGCGACAAAATGGTGAATCCTGGTGAAAGCATGACATCTAAGATAGCTTGCTTAGCTGGCAGCTCTTTGCCATAGATGAACAGCAGCCGGTTGTATTGCTCGGCCGTCATCTCGACACCGTCAACTTTCTTGTCTGGCATCCCTACGGGTGAGCCAATGCGCACCAGAGCATCATCAACCATGCTGAACTGGGCGGGACTTACACGGGTAGGCAGTATCAGCTCCATAGGGTTGCCGCGGCTTGTCACCACTGGGTCGCCCCATAGGTTCAATGCTTCGGGCAGGTCAGAATTAAAGTAGGGCAGGCGGGACTTGTACTTGTTAAACGCTTCAACAAACCCGCGCACACCCATTGGCAACTCAGGATCTGCTCTTGTGTCTTTCCTGGTGGGATCGGACAGGCGCGATATGCCTGCTACCAATGAGCTGTAAAGGCCTAGTGGTGAGCCGCCAATCACAAAGCCACCAAACTGTTTGGTCAGGCCGTCAACAATCTTCTTGCCATCAACAGCGCCTTGCTGGTTGGTGCCAATCAGCTTGGCCACATCAGCCACACCCTGCAGGTAGGGCTGCTCTTTAAGGTATTCGTACAGACCATAGGTGGCACCCAAGAAAACCTCTTCAATTTTGCCGGCATCGGGCTCATGCTTAGCATATTCCGCATAGTCGGCGGCGATGGCCATAAGGGCAGAGACAGGCTCCATGCCCTGGTAACTGTAGTAAGTGTCGCCAACTTTGATGGAGTAGGGCTGCCATCCATCCCGCATAAGAGCTTCACGGTCTGCTTTGCGCTCTGGGCCGCGACCAGTGATATGCCCCTCGGCAGACAGTGCAGCGTAGGTGGCCAAGAAAGCTGAGCCCAGTGTGACCTTGGCCAAGGCCATATCTCGGTAGACACCACCCTTGGCCAACTCTGCTCGCCATTGTGAAGATAGCGGCGCAAACGGTGTGCGCTCAATAACCTGCAAACCAATGTTGGCCGGTGTCTTGAAGAAGGGCACCACCACCTTCAGGGCTGGATGGCTAAACACTTGTTGCAAGTTCTTTAATGCAGGTGGCAGATCGGCAGTGAACGTGCCCTTCTGGGCAAACAACATTGCAGCTTCATCCAGGTCACGGGGTGGGTTTGTAAACAGGCCCTCAATCTCAAGGGATGCCTTGGCCATAGCGTCAGTCTCAGACAAGCCTGCCTCAACGCCTTCTCGGTAGACCGTCTTTCCCCTGCGGGTGATCTGGGTGTTTAGTTCCATGCGGTACAGCACACCCTTGAAGAACTCATCCTCGGTCAGCAGGGCTCGACCAGGCAGGGTTACCGCTGTGCCGTAGTAGTCGATAGCCTTGGCAAACCACTTGTCTTGCTCAATGCCAAACGCACCAGAGCTGATTGTTGGCGCATTACCGCCTCGCTGCATCTCAATCTTGCTCATCAGATCATTGGGAGCATTGTTCTTCCAGGCAGTGCTGGCCAACTGCAGACCTTCAACAATGCCATTGCGCAAGGACTGCACCATGGTGAGAGCTTCGTCCATGCCAATCTTCTCGGCCTCTGAGCCTGGCACCAAAGACTTCCAGCTGCGCACACCAGGCGGCAGCACATTGCTGTACAAAGAAGCCACCATGCGCTCAGGTATTTGATACAAGCCAAACAATGTGTTTGACACAATGTTCTTGGCATGAGAAACACCAGATGACAACAGGCCATTGATATAGGTAGTAAACCAAACATCCTTTACACCCGACATCATTGACTTCTCAACCATGGCATTCTGTGCAGCGCGAGACTCAAGCGACAAGTAACTTCTTGCCATATCCTGCAGTGCGCCGTCCCCACCAAACTCGTCAAGCACCTGGCGAATGACTTGGGCATTGCCATCGCGTGGAATGCGAAACACAGCCAAAGCACGGGCCGTTTCGGTCTGAACTCCCTTGACACCCTTTTGGATCAAGCCATGCAGCGCAATTTGTTGACGCAGCATGAGCTTGTCAGAGTCAGTGGCCATGCCGGTGTTAACTAGCTTAAACAGCTTGTCCAACTCATTGGCGCTGGACTCAAGCACCTCAAGCGCTTTGTAGGTTTCCACAGCGTTGGCCATCATCTTGCCGTCACTGCCGATCAGCCTGGTCAAGAATGACTCGCCAATGCCTGACTCTGCAGCCTTGGCTTTGATCTCGTCAAAGGTTACAGCCTTGGTCCGAATGTTGAGGGCATCAGCCACACCGCCCACAATGGCGGCGGCATCATCGGTCTGATAGCGGGAAAGGTTAAACGGCTCAACTGGAACGCCAGCTGCTGTCTCAGCAGCGCTAGGACTAGGCTTACCCTGAGTGATGCCAAATGTCTGCCTGCGGCTGGCGGCACGGGCGATTTCATCGGTCAGAGCTTGGTCGGCTTCTGGGATCAGCTTGTAACGGCCAGCCTTAGCAGCATCAGGCAAAGCACCTTCAGCTGCACGGGCAGCTTCTGGCACTAAAGCTCTCTCTGCTTTTGGCGCTTGCTTGGTTACAAGGTTGCGTATAGCCGACATTGGCCCAGCAATTTGAACGCCTTCGTCCATAGACGGCGTACCAGGCTCGGCAGTCAATGGCATCTCGGTGCCACCATCTTGGGCGGCTCCTGGCATTGGCTCTAGGTTGCTTGGGTCAGCTGGCGCTGCAGCTAGTGCAGCAGTTGGCAGGATGCTGTTTAGGCGTTGGTCAAGCGGTTGAATGGCCATCACTTAGCTCCAGACTGCGGAGCGCGAAGGGCCCCAGTTACTTGTTTGCTTGTTCCTGAGTCTTCTTGACTGAGCCTGTCAGATATAAGCCCTCTAGACTTTGACCTGACTTTTCTGCTTGTATTTGGTTGCGCAACATTTGCACCGCTGGATGGCTGGCTCCCAGGCGCTGCTCCCGTTCCTTCAACAGTTCTTCCAAGGTAAGCATCGTAGTCACTCCTAAAATGGACTTTGGTGTCGTACCATACTACTCTAGCATCTGATACGTTTCCACTATCAATTATATCTGTTACCACTTTATCAAACAACCGTTGCTTTTCAGCCATTATTTCTGACCTATTGGCAGCTTTATATGCGTCATCAAACTCTGGGATGTACTGAAAACGCAAACCATTTAAGCCTGCAGTTTCGGCACCAGTAGACAAAGCTTGGAAATTTGCGCGATCACCAAACCGCATGTCGGTCACATAGGTAAACCCATCAACCCCATACTGGCGCAGCTTTTCGGTAACCTTAGCCATTTGAGCTGGAGTAATTTTTTCTTTAAAGTAGATCTCCACGCCAGGCCTGTTATTGGGGCCGCTACCGTCCTTTGCCACTTTTGAAATAAAGACCGCATCTTGATCGTAAGCTTTGCCTTGTTCAATCATGCGACGCTCAAGCGGCGCAGGGTCAAAGTCTTGTCTTGCCACAAATTCGGCATTCAAAGCCCTCTCAGTCTGACCCTTGAATGACCCATATGTGTTTGCCAAGTTATATGAAATAACGCTCTTGTCGTTGCGTACTACATCATCTAACTCTGCAGCTAACTCTGCTTGATTGTAATTTCCCATGGGTTTATTGGGTCGCTCGCCAGATATTCCAAGCGCGTAACGATCAACCGGCGCTTTGGAATTTATAAGGTCTTGGCGCATTAGTTCTTTGTTTGCAAGATCCTGCTCTCGTAAAGGGTTGACCCGGTACTGAAAAGCCTGCTCACCCATAGCCAGCTCACCTTTTCGTCGGGGAGGCGGTTGGAATGATGCGTTGATTCCTTTACGCAGATCTGTGACTTTTGCTTGATCCGCTGCGCCAGCAAGGGACATTTCGTAATCAAGTGATCCACCCTCGCCAGCTTTAGTTGTCCAGCCATTGTTTGACCATTTTTCCTTTTCAATAAACCAAGCCACGGCTTGTAGATCATCTGGCCCAAGGTCTCCAATAGCTGGGGCAATATTTTTGATAATCCCGCTTTTGTTTATCTCGGCTGCTGCTTCTCTGAATACGTCTTGGCCAAACCCAAACTCACCGCTAACTTTTGGCTCAAACAAAGTGGATCCTGGCAAGTGCAAACCACCAACACCCTTTTCTGCGGGAGGAGGGATGCGGGGTAAATCTGCCAGTCTGCGCAACATGCGAGCTGCCCACACATCAATAGTGGCCTCACTTGTCAAGCCAATTAAATTGCCAGTAAAGTTAGGAGTCTTTGGCGAATCACCAGCTTTAATTCCTCGGAATAAATCTAACAAAGCACCCATGGTTGCAGGACTATTTGTATTAAACAGCTTGCCAGCATCGCTCTTGATCAGATCAAATTGTCCAGCAGAATCTAATTCGCTCAGTGTTTTTGCGTCTACGGGTTGACCTTTTGCAACTCTTGCCTCGTATGCTGCAAGTGTTTGGTCGTAATCACCGCGGCTAAATTTACTAAGAACTGTTATAGCGTTTTTAAAGTTTTGGCGCACATCTGTTTGAGCTGACGTTGTACCCAAGACATCCGCAAACACATCACCAAGGCCCCCAAACTCTGCGCGAAGTCTGTCGCGCATGGTTCGGTACCAGCTTGCTTCTGCCAGGATATCTAAAGCTGCTTTATCCCCAGCAGCTGCACGATCAACAACAGTTTGCACTTCGTCTAATACACGCGATGACATTGTGGCTTGCCATGCTTCAACTGGGACATCCTCTGGCGGCGTATGAAAATCGTAGGCAATAGCTTTTGGATCAACTTCTACTTTTACAAACTTGCCAGCCTTATCAAATTTTTGATCTACTTTGCCAATTTCAATTGGAACCCAGCCCTCTGCCTCTGGATAGTTTGACTTTAAGTTCTTTGCAAGAGTTATTGCTTCATCTCTTACTGCTTTTTTGCGACCAGCGCCAGCACTGATAATTGCGTTTTCTTGCCTATTTAATACTGGCGGCGTAAGTCCATTGGTGGCCCCGCCAACCGACTGAATACTCATACCAACAGGCAGATTTTTAGTGGCTTTAATAAGCGCTTTTGTTCCAGCAATGCCTGCCTCAATAGCTCCTGGCAATGGAGCGAGCTCGCCAAAAGCTTGGCCAACTACTGCAGTGTTTGAGCGCATGGCAGCGTCTGGCGCATTTGGTGGAATAACTGGCGGCATTGGAAGTGCCATGCCAGTGCCAGGAATTCGGAACTCGTTTTGCGCTCCGATCTGCTCGGTTGTTTGAAACAATGTCCCCTCGTTTAAACCTTTAGCAAATGCATCCAATCTGCTTTGATCTTCTGGTCTATTCCAAATAGACTTAATGCCGTTGTATAGCATCTGTATATCACCCGGCAAACCAAGCGTTTGAGTTGTGGCTCCACGCAAACCACCAGCACCAAGATCTAATATGGCTGTTGGTATGTCGGTCATAGGTCTATTTGTGCGGCCCTGTCCAGCTCCGCTGCCACCCATGGCCAGCATCACATCCCCTGGCTGTCTGCCTGGCATGGACTGATCTGGCATGTCGGGCTCAACCGGCGCATCAGGAAACTGAATAGCGGTCAGGGCAGATATATATTTTTCTTCAATTGCGCTGTAGGCCATTATGGATTTCCTTCTGCTTGGTCAAGCAGTCGCTTAATTGCTTTGATCTCATTGGCATTAAATTTCTTACTACCCTCAAGGGCAGGCAGGCTATCGCGTGTAATCTTGCCGCCAGCCTTCTTTTCCCACACAGTCTCAAGTGTGCGTTGCGCAGCCTTTGCGCCCTCAGTATTGCGGGTTGCTTCCAGCTTGGCTTCGACTTGTTGCAGCACCATGCGAGGAGTTAAGACTTTCCCATCTATAGCCGCTTGTGCTTGAATTTGCAGAGCATCAGCTCGCAAAATCCTCAGCTGTGCAAACTCTTTCCCCTTGGGGTCAAGAACAGTGACAGAGCCTGGAGTGGTGGGGATACCTGCCAACTTGGCCAAGCCACGATCAAGGTCAGCTTGATCACGCCTATCTTCTGAGTTCAGAAGCTTTAAAGCGCTAATCGCTTGCTTGCCATTAAGGCCTTTACCAACCAAGCTCCAGATCTCATGCGGGTTGTTAATAGTGCCGTTGTAGATACCATTTAACAAATTAAACTCAACGGCAGGGTTGCCTTCCTTGTTTGGCTCAAGCAAATCTTTTAACGTGCCAATGGGTACGGCACCAGCTGGCAAAGCAGTCAACTCTTTTATTAACTGATTGCGCTTGGCATTGCCTTCGGGCAGCACAAATATCTTCTCCAGCAGATCAATACTTGTTTGTTCATTCACACGCTTATCGGCTTCACGCTTTGTATTAACTGCAGAATTGCGCGCATTGACGGCCACCATAAAGTTGGCTGAAACCTTTTCTATTGAGGCATAGTCAAACAACAACAGATTCTTAACCACATCAGACATCTTGCCAACATTGCCACTTTGTATGTTCTTCAAGGTGGCCTCTGTGTCAGCCATTGCTGCATCATCTGTCAGCAAATGCTTGGTCACCGCATTGATCTTGGCGTTCTTTAAAGCAACCTCAAATTTATCGCTGTATTGTTTTTGAACTTGAACGTCACCAAGCAAAAGTGAGTTGGTTGTAATCGTTGAACGATAGACATCAGCCAGATCTTCAATACTGCGTTTTTGCTGGGTTCTTGGATCAACCCAAAAACCCTGTGACACAGCCGCCTCAAGCAAGCTTATGTTGTTGTCAAAATCAACGTCAAACTTAACCAAGCGGTTAGCCTTTTCGCGCTTCATCTCAAACTCGGCTGCCTTGGCCAGTACGGTATTACCCATGGTGGCGCTGGTAGCTCTGAATTTAAGGGATGCCTCTGGGTCAACTTGAGACAGGCTTTTGCTAAACCCGTCCATCATGGTGCTCAACTTGTTTTGTACTTGCTCAGTGTTAGTTTTTCCAAGCTCAACCTCAGTCAACATTCTTGTCATCTGGGTGCGAGCTTCCATCTCAAACATGCCTGATAGCTCAAATGAGCGAGCCTTGCGCACAGCCTGGTCGTACACACTGAACGTACCGCCTAGCTTGAGAGGCGCAACATTACCCGATTTGGCAGCTTCTAATTGCTCAGGGGTTGGCGGGTTGTCTGCCACATACTGCAGGCCAGCTTCAGTGGCCGCAGTCTTTGCAATACCAAAAAGCTGGGCACTGAGTCGGTCTAGAGTCTGGGCCACAGTACCTTGGTATTGAGCTCCAGCCTTTAAGCCCACATAATCAACTTGCGGCGTATTTACAGTTGGCAACACAGCGCCAGGAATGCCTGCCGCCTCGACTCTGCCTGATTGGATAAGTGGTAGGTCTGCCATGATTTTTTATGCAAATGGGTTTTTAACAGTTGACGCAAAGTCGAGTACGCCTTTTGACAAAGAGGCACCAGCCAACAAGCCACCGCTCTTGACATTGAAATCTCCAGCTAAGCGCAACTGGTTGGCCTGCGCTTCGGCAGCGCTCATGGTCAGGTCTGCTTGCTCTTTGGATGCCAGGATCATTGCGCCAGCGTCTTCAAAGCCCAAGATGCGAGCGGTCAAAGCATTGAGGTTTGACATGCCGACATCACGGTATACAGACTTGACGTTTGCCGCTTGGACACCTGCCGCTGACCCTTCGTTGTACACAATGCCATTGGCTGCAGCACGGGCTCGCACTGCTGCATTGGCTTGCTCTAAACCACGAAGCAATGTGTTGCCTTGAATGGTGTAATTTAAGGCCTGTCTCTCAGCCGATAAGAGTTTTCTACCGGCTTGAATTGATGCATATTTCTGGTCTTGATCTGTGCGTAGTTGTGCAAACCGCAGAGTATCAATTGCTTGTACCTCATACAAACCTTGCTGATATATAGCCGCAGTCTTTTGAGCTCCAGCAGCAGTAATTGCCGCTGCAAGCCCAAGGTATGGAGCAGCTGTATTGACGCTACTTTGAAATATGTCAAACCCAGTTTTTGCTATATCAACAAAGTCGGTGTAAGTACTGTCAGCCATTAGGTCCCCCCACTCACAGCAATCTTGTACTCAAGGCCCAACAAGGTCATCTTGAGCGGCAAGCTCTGTGAAATTTCAATGCTTGCCTCGCGGCTGTAGCCAAGCACACCATTGATGCGTTTGCTGCCGGTGAATGTGGGCTCTGGCAAGTCCAACAATAAATTGTCAAATGTGCGAAAAGGTACAGGGTTCTGATTCAATGCCAGGTGCTGGGTGTTGTCCACCAGCGCATTGATTTCAACAATTCGCCTCTTAAAGCCAATGCGACTTCCCGTCTGCAGCTTGATCTCTGAGGGCATGGTCTTGGCGTAGACCGTGAAGGGCAGGCCAACCTCGTAGCTGGTTGTGCTGGCGCGATCAAACGTCACAGAGCCACCACCGCTTACTGTCTCGTTGCCTTGGGGCACACCATCACAAATGACGTTAAGTGCCTTTGCAACATGTGGCAAGCTAGTGGCAGTGGCTGCGGCACCTCCCACAAACGCACAATCAGTGAACCGATCAAAGCTGAAGAGCTCAATAAAGTAGCGGTCTACGCTGTTAAACGTGCGCTTGATCACCGCATAGATGTCAGTCACATCGACGCTCACATCTTTAAACAGCCCATCGGTTATGAACTCTGATGGCGCTGTAATCTGCTGAGATCTCATAATGGAGAACGCAGCCATTGTGCCGTCTGTATCGTTAACCATTAACAGCAGGTCCCCCTCATCGGTGCTGTTAGCTCGGCGCAAAGCCATCCTGGTTGGAGCCTTGAGCAAGTGGCCAGACAGCAAAGAGATGCGCTGCGTCACATAGGTCAGCTGGGTGTCTGAGAACAGGAACTCGTTGATTGACTTGCCTTGGCGCTGGATGTAGACCGTGCCTGATTCAAGTGACTGAACCCTTGTACCAGGCTTAATGCCATTACGGCTCACGCCCTTAAACGTCAAGGTCAGCGGTGTGATCGGGTCAGTGCCTGACTGGGGCACATAGAACTCAGCGCCCGTTGTAAACACTTGCAAGTCACGCCCAGAGATCATGTCTACGATCACATTAAGTGAGCTGGTGTCTAGGGTTGCCTCAACAGCGTCATCATCAAATGCCTCTGTCGGCATGAACTCATCAAAGATGCCGATCTTGCTGCCCCAGATGGTGGATGGGCGGGACTTGGAGCCACCAAAGTACAGACGGCCCTCATGGAAAGTCACTGTGCGTGGCCAACCCTTGCCGCTGCTCCACACATCTTCGTAGCCGGACTCAATCTCCCAGCTGCCTTGTGCAATGGCACTGGTGTCAAAGAACGGGTATTCGGTCACTACCTTCACAACAGTGGTTGAGATGTATTGAATGACTCTGGCGCGGCCCTGTGGGCTTGCATTGACGTACTGGCCCACACTGCCTGCGCTGAACGCAGCGCTTCCAGAGGTCAGTGTGATATTTCCAGCAACAGCACTTGGCGTTAAGGTGCCAGCAGTTGGGACTGTTGTTACCAGGGTAAACGCATATTTAGGGATGTTGGAAAAAGTGACGGTGCTGATGGTCCAAGTTGCATCTGTGCCGCCCCGCACAAGCTTGACAGGGGCCAAGTCAGGGTGGACGATAAACATGGTGTCTGCAGACTGAGTCCAGTTGAGCTGGCTCAGCATTGCGCTTGTGATCGTGGTGGTCAGATATGCATTGGCACCAGCGTTGATGGCTGTTATTTGTACGCCGTCTTTGATTACATACATACGGTTGTGTGTGAAGCACAGCATGTAGCTGTCGTCCACAGAGAACTCAAACGGCACCAAACGCACACCATTGCTGGCACTCTCGGTGCTGGTGTTTGGCAGCTCAATGATGTGCTTTAGTCCTGGTCGGCGGCGTATCCCGCCCTGTGGCTGCACCACTACATTGGTGGCTTTGGCTAGGGCGTTGTTGTATTGAGCCAAATCAATGCGAGCCCTCAACAAGGGGTCAAGCTCACCCGTGCTGAAGTTCGTTTGGATGTCAACAAAGCGTGGCATCAGCCCCTCACTGCAATCAAACTGAAGTCTTCAATTACGCGGGTTGGTGTACCTTGGCCATCTATATTCATCGCTGTACGCATGTATCCACCACGGCCATTTTCAGTTGGTCCACCCACAGCGACACCTTGCCAGTATTGGGCACGGTCTGCTTGTTCGGTTATTGGCAAAGCTAGGTGCCAAGACATCATGTATTTAAGGAGCTGCACAAAGTATTGCGGCATTGCAAACTCACCCAAGCTGTACTGGTAGTCCAGGTAAACAGCAGGCAGGTTTGTCAGTAGCTTGTCTTCTTGGATTTCCCAGTCTTTGTTGGGGTAGGCGTTTTGCGCTGAGGTTGCATAGGCAGCTCTTACGGTGCCAAGCCTGTCGCCTGGCAGCTGATATTCGTAGCGCCAGACAGAATTTGGAGTGGTGATCAGCTGAGCCAGCTGCACCTTCTTTGTATTGAATGTCCACGGGTAGGTAGTCAATACTGAATCGCGAATATCGGGGTACAGGCGGTCACATACGCTGGCCGCATCAGTGCCATCATTAAAAGATGTGATGGCTTTGGCACCCAGCATCAACAGGGCATCAGAACAGATTGAAACTCCAGTATCGCCAGAAGCCATGATTACCTCTCAATGTGAGAAAGGCCAGCCCCCGAATGCTCAGTGGCTGGCCCAACTTTATCGATGCTGATTAATCAGTATCGGTTGCAGTAACTGTCACGCCGTCAGTGATGTCAACCACAGTACCTGTGTTTGAATTCACATAAGCTGTGGACATAACAGGTGTGCCACCAGTTGCCGAGTAGCAGAAAATCAGATCACCAACCTTGAGGATGGATGCAATCGTATTGAAATACCCAGAAGCGCGAATCACACTTTGTGCGTCAGTGCTTGTGTAGGTATAAATAGCGGGTGCATTGCCAGCCTTAGATTGACCACCAATTGCGTTAAAGCCAGTAGATGAATAAGCCATGTCAATCTCCTTGATTAAGTTTCACGGCAGGTGATCTTGACGATACCTTCATCGTCAATCGCAACAGCGCCAGCACTGAAGACTTCGTTCACCAACCAAGAGGTTTTCTCAGCGATGTAGTTGATCTCAGTTCTCATGGCAATGCCTTCACCGTAGCCAACTGCATCTTTGTGGAATGCAAAGCAGCTGCGATCAAGTGAGCCGTCGATAGCCAGGCCGCCCTCAGAGCGATCTCCCATCATATGGAACTGAAAGCCTAAGAAACTGTTTAACTCGCCTTGCACCAACGCTTTGACGCTGTTGAAGTCGGAGCTGGTCACGCTGGTTTCGGACAACAAGTTGGCCAAGCCATTGCCGTGAATGATGATGTGGCGACCATCAGGTGGCACATTGTTCTTGTCCATCAAGCGCTTAACTTCACGCAACTTTGTGATGTTCATGTTGGTGTTTGCACCACCAATGCTGTTGGCAACTGTCAAGCTGGTGCTTGAAGCAGTAAGCGCATCCAAGATCATTTGATCTTGACGACGACCCATAGCGCCAGCTACGACTTGCACCAGCTCTTGGCGCTCGTCAAAGTTGACTTTTGCTTGCGAGAAGATGTCGCTGTACTCTGCGGCGTTGTAGTCAGCAAGAGTCAAAGTGACTGTGCCAAAAGTAACATTCAGAGGGGTGACATCGGTTTGGGGGACGCGAATAGTCGCAACACCCTTACCAACTTTGGGAAACTTAACAGTTGAACCTTCTACTCCACGACGCTGGCGAACCGCCGGAACCAACATTGCCTTACCTTGGTAGGCTTGTTTGACTTCCGCGTCGAAGAGAGTAACGAAGGCATTGCTTAAAGAAATGCTCATTTGGATACCTCATTCGGTTATGAAAAGACAGGGTTCTCGCGCCGGTAAGCCTGTAATTCAGGGCCGATTGCTTGCTGGTAGCGCCAGCCAATCGTCAGCATCCGCTGCGGTTAGGGGCCAGTTGCCTGGTATGCCTTAATCGCGATTGTATTGGTTTTTGTACAAAATGCAAATGGATCGTTTAAATAAAAAAGACCCAGCCGAAACTGGGTCAAATGGCAACAAAATTAATCTGCTAAAAAACAACTAGGCAATATGCTGATTAAACATCCGCTCAACCTTTTGGCGATAAGCGGTATCAGTTTTGTACTTTGGATCGCTGACCATTTGGTAAAGCTCTTCCTTAGATGGAGCACCTTCCATCGGTGAAACCTCAATTGGCACCCGGCCTTCATAAGCAGAGCGCACTTTCATTAAAGCGCCTAGTCCACGGGCTGTGCCGCCCATAATCTTGAACTCTTCAAAGTCGTCTTTGCTCCAAACACCCTTGTTAACCAGACCTCTTGCCCAGTCCACCATACCGTTGACCACAGCATTGGCATTGGGGCCAAGAGACTTCATCTCAGCCTGCGTGTCTATAGGTGGGCCTGCCATTACATCAGCCATTTGATTGACGTTTTGCGCCAACTCATCAAAAGCTACCTGGCTGATACCGTACTTTTGAGCCCAGTCAACATACGTTTTGGCAAGCGAGTCATTGTCAACGTCTTGGGTTTTGAACACGCTAGTGTCGTACTTGCCGCCCTCTGGGGCCTTGTGCTTGCCTTGGCTAACCACTTTGCGCAAGTCGGTATAGGACTTGGCCATGGCTTCCATGTTGGCCTCACCCTTGTCTTGGTTCCAAAAATTCTCTGGCAACCAGTCAGGGCGCACTTGAGGTGTGCCAGGAATACCTGGCGCAACGTCACTTGCTGTGGTCGTTTTGTGGTTAATTTCGACAGCTTGTGGATTCTCTGTCTTGCTTTCGTCTGCGACCTGGACGCTGTCGAGTAGGCCGGTGCTGGGCTCAACATTGGTTTCGGTATCTTGAGTCATATTTTCCTTGCTTGATTAATCCGCGCCTCAATGTCCCGAACCACGTTTCTCTGCCCTTCAGCAAAGAAAGCATGGGCCGGGTCTGTGCCAGGCACGGCGATGGGCACATTTACATAAACGGCGCGAAACCACTCAAGGAGCTTCTGGCCGTCCTCGGTACCAAACACGCGAAGACACAGCCTGGCTAAGTCATCACGCTGCTGAGCAACCTCGCGGATATCTGTGGGCTGACCAATTGCGTCTAACTCATCCCAGCTCATTTAATTGGAGCCTCAACAATTTCATCTGGCCCAGCAAATGGAGACATGTTTGACTTGATGCGTGTATTTGCATGCTCATATGCTTTGTCCATAATGGAAGGCGGCATTTTGCTAAAAAAGCTTTTGCCTTTTATGTCTGTATTTAAAAGGTAATTCAGCTCTTTTCTATTAAGAGTTGGGACTATCAAAGGGATATCCATTTGCTTGCCATTCATTCCAACACCTACCGATATTTCTGTAGATATATTCCCATCCGCACGTTTGAGCTCCCCAAAAAAGCCCATGCCTTTTGGCGATCCATCTGGTCTATTTCCATAATCCATCACATTGCTCCCATTGGTGCTGGCAGGGCTGGCTGACCAGGCTGGCCAGGCTGACCAGGTGGCGCCATACCTTGCTGCTGCATGGCCATCTGAGCCGCCATAGCTTGAGCGTCTTGGGCTTGTTTTTGTTCAATTGAAAAGACTCGCTCAGCTGCACTGTTTCTTAGGGCTGCAGGCACCCCAAGCTTGTCGCCCAAGTAGTCAATCATTTCGCCGTACTTGACGGCCACCTGGCCCTC